AAAATTCTATCAAACCCTTCGTTAAATTTAACCTGATCTGTAATCCTATTTTTATCGCCTTTGCCCATATAATTTACTGTTTGTTTTATTATTCATTATGTGATATTTTTCAATATTTACTATTATTATATATAATAGTTTTTTTCTTTGTTTGTTTTTCCCTGTATTAACAATATAATCACATTCCATATACAAATGAAACCATACTTTTAAAGAATAAACAATATATTTCTTTTATATATACCAATATATTTCTTTACAAATACACTTAAATAACATAATATTTCTATATAAATAAAACAAAAGGAGTTTTTATGAGATATATAATCGTTAAAGAGAGTAATTATGGATCATTCTATGTTGGAAATGACAATAATTGCATAGAAGATAAGCAAAAAGCAGAAAACCTAGCTAATGCTATGCAAAAGGTTGCTGATCTTAAAGAGGGCAATAAAGCTAAATACCACGCAGTAGAGATACCTGAGGTTAGATTAAAGGTGGCTATCAATGAATAATCAAGAAACCCAATTAAGCTATAAATCGGTATTTGAAACCTTATCTAAGGTAGATGTTACAGGCAAAACAGAACAGAAGGGAAATTATACCTATCTTAAATGGTCTTATGCTTGGCATATCTTCAATCATTATTATCCTGAAGTGCAAGTAAAATGGTTAGAGCCATTCACTTATGACAATGGAACAATGATATTAAGATGTCGTGTAGAAATCGGAGAACTGTACAAAGAGGGTTGGTTGCCTGTCTATGATAACAAATACAATGCAATAGAAAATCCTAGAGCAGATGATATTCAAGACAATATGCAACGTGCTATGGTCAAAACCATGTCATTATTCGGTTTAGCTTTACAGCTTTATCACAATGGGCAGACAAAACCTGAAGAACTAAACCTGAAAGGCGAGATTAATGATCCTGAAGTTAAAAAGATAGCCAAAGCTAAAGATAAGCAAAAAGCAGTAGAGTCTGCACTTAAAAATGGGGGTATCAATGAAAGCACAAATGAAGTCGAGCTTGGTCAATCGTTATAATCTTCGTAGCTCATCAGCTTTAAATTATTGTTTCGGAACTTATACATCTCGGAACGAAATGCTTGAATGGGATCGCAAAGGAGAACAAAAACCTATTGGAGATTTTATGCAGAAATATGTGGACTTTGGAAATTTACATGAAAAATCTGGTATAGCTAAATGGATATTGATTAACAAGAAAATGCCTGTTGAGATACTAGAAGATCAGCATAACTATGTGTTACAAAATGCTTTTAATCTTAAAGGAGATACTGTTGTTGATTTATCTTGCACACCTGACGCCAGATATTCAGATAAAGATAATAATTTGTTGCTAGAAATCAAATGTGGCTCACTTGGTAAGAAACCTCATGAGTGGAATAAAGCAAAAGTTTATCTAGCTCAGATATCTCTCCAACAATACATACTCAATTCTTTAGGCATAAAGATAGACAAGACTCATCTAGTCAGTTGGTCTTTTAATGGCACTAGAATATGGGAAATTGAGAGAAACTACGAGTTTGAACACTACTTATTGGGATTACTTGAAGAATATACAATGGCTTTAATTAATAACAGCAAACTTGAAGATAAACCCAAGAAGTTCGAGGGCGAACACAAAATTAAACTTATTTATGGAGAAAAAGAATGAATGATCCAATACTAAAATCATTAGAAAAAATTAAGAACGACTTAAATCTAAGCGACTCTGATAAAAAAGAAATTATTAGAAAAATATGTGCTGACAGTTTAAGGCAAGAAATCAAAAATTTAAAAATAGGAGATTTGAAATGAGAATACTTATGTATCTTGCAGATGAAAACAAAAAATGTGTACTTGATATCTCTATATCAAGTAGGAGAGAGAGAAGATTAAGTCATATAATTGCTGAAAGTCATCAGCTTGGAGAGAATATATCGGCTCATAATAACACAGAAATAATAGATAATTTCTGTAAACATTATCCCTCTAACCTTGAAAATCATGGTCGTATTGATGAAACTAAAGGAGAGGGTAAACCAGCACAAGAACTTATAGATGAACTAATCGGTACACTTGATCCTACTAATCCACAGTATATGGAAGTATCAATAGTGCCTAATAAAAACCAAATGCATTAATAATAGGAGAAAAATAATGGCATACGATAATAAAAAAGAATTTTGTAAAGGTTTATATTTCACTGAAACAGACCTTACAAAAAACATAGAAACTAACGAAAAACAATTTATATTCTTTAAGGTTAGTATTAGAAAAAAAGAGTTAATCGAGTATCTTGAAAGTCAAAACAGTGATGATGATTGGATCAACGTTGATATTAAGAGATCTAAAACACAAAAATTCTATGGAGAAGTAAACACTTACAAGAGAGAAGATAATTCAATAGATCAAAATAGAAGTGGCGACAACACACCGACCTCATCATCAAAGTATCTAAAGGATTTTGAGCAGAAAAAGAAAAGAGAACAATGGGAGAAGTCAAAAGAGTCGCAATTTGATGAGCCACCATTTTAATAAGGAGAAACCATGAAACAAACATATTATGAAAGGAATCGTGAGAAAATTAAACTTTATAATTCCGAGAGAAGAAAAACAAACAGCAAAGTAATTGAAGATGAACAGTTAAGATACAAAAAAACCAGAGATTTACAAATTTTGAGAGCAAAGATTAGAAGTAAGAAAGGGATCATTAGTTATAGCTTATTATCCCCAAAAAAGAAATTAGAGGTCGAAAAATTACTTAAAAAAGAGTTTAAATTGACAGTCTTACCTTAAGTTTAAATTAACATTTTTACCTTAAAAGAGTTGACATAGGAATATTTTGTTAGTAGATTATTAGACATGGGATAGATAGGTAATAGCATACAAATTAATTGTTCTGGTCAGTATGCAGACACTTTACAAACCTATCTATCTTAATAAGTTAACATTGGAGATATATAAATGACTAAAGAAAAAACAGTAAGCATTAGAGATGAAAAGCTAAATGAAGATTTTTATATGCCTATAAGAATTGGCAAAAAAGAAAACTTCAAAGAATGGTTAATTGAAAATTCAAAAGATATATCTAAAGGCAGATATAGTTTTAATAAATTAACATTGGAGATATAGGAGAATACATATGAGTAAACAACAACACGAAGAAAGACAAGAGCAAATAATCGAAGAAGTATCTTCGCTAACTATTGATGAGTTTCAAAACGAGCTAGAAGAGCATAATATAGAGGGTGTTCAAAGTATTGATGAAATGTTTAATCAGCTAGTACAATCTAAGATGGAATTGGGAGAATAGAGATGTCGAAAGGATCTAAAAGTCGCATACAAGACCAAGCCAAATTCAATAAAGGCTTTGATAAGATATTTACTAAAGGGCCTAAAGTAAATTTGTTAAATGAATGGGCTTGTTACTGTGAAAAAATTAATCTAATCCGAGCCGAATACAATCTGCCAAGTAAAATATTTTCACAAAATGACAAAACTCGATTCATGGAAGCTAACCAATAATTGTCCTCACAGAATCACAAGGAAGTGATTCATTCATTCAATCCAGGTAGCCAAACTTAGCCAAATTCAATCAAAGATTTAACCAAATTCAATCAAATATCAACGTACAATCATAAACGGCTACCAATAAAATGTCCATAATCGAGCTATTACGAGCTGAAAAAACTGATATATCCTATCAAATTGGCTAAAAAGAATATCAAGGCTCTAATTGGCTCTAAATTACAGATAAAAAAAGAGCCATAATAATTATGGCTCTTTATATTTGTTCTGCTTGTTATTGTTAAAAATCTTTCATACCATGTCCTATCCTCCAAGCTTTCCTCCAGTTTAATGCTATATGTTTTAGTAATAAGGGGAAGGTAAGCGTATTATCCTCCCCTCTCTCCATCCGTCCTACATCCATGTCCTCTCCGTTTACTCTTACATCATAACGTTGGACACCATCTGAACTTGTCCAACTTCTTATGATTATTTCTGTTACTTTTTTTTTCATATTATCCTCGTTGTATGTACCTCATGTACGTTTTTTTATTCCAATGAATTTACTGTAAATAAAATATTTCTAATTGTCAACCAATATTGTGCAAGTATAATAAAAGAAATCGGCCTTGAGATTCTAGGCCATATATCACTATATACATATACAACAACTACTATAGCTTATTAGTAAGCATTATTAAGCCTTTACGAGAGTTTATACTTATTAGGGGTTCAAAGTTCTTTGTATTGATAGGTGATG